TAACCGATTTCGATAAAATTTTAAAGAGTTACGAAGATTCCGAAGATGATTTCGGATTTTCTGCCGTATCCGAACAAGAATATAATTCAGCTATCAAAGAGAGTGTTAAGACTGTAGAAACAGTTAAAAATACTTTATCTGAAACTGAACAACGCATGGTTGAACTTGAGAAGATGATTATCCCTTTCCTAAAGAAACTACATAGTACAGGTGATAAAGAATACATCTATTGGCCAAACCGTAAACCTGCAATTGAAAAACAAATAGAGAAAATATTGAAACTGACTAGAGGATGATTTATGAAGCCGTTAGTGACTGTGATTACACCTACCACAGGTGCACCGTGTTTACGTCAAGCGTTAGACTCGGTTAAAAACCAAACTTATGATAATATACAACACTTAGTTGTTGTAGATGGCCAACCAAAAGGTCGTGTGATAGCCAGAGAGTATCCACATATTGATCTGATTGACCTCCCATACCCAACAGGACAAGACCAGTACAACGGTCATAGAATATATGGTGCAATGACCTATATTGCAAAGGGTGACTTCCTATGTTTCTTGGATGAGGATAATTGGTACGAACCAAATCATATTGAAACCTTGGTTGATGTTATATCAAAAGGAAACAAGTGGGCATATTCGTTGCGTAAAATTGTCAGCCAGGATGGTGAATACATATGTAACGATGATTGTGAATCACTGGGTAAATGGACTTCTGTGATTAATGATAAATTTATTGATGTTAATTGCTTTATGATACCTAGAATTTCAGCGTTAGGGTTTTCGCCTTATTGGTATCGGCGTGCAAGGCATCCACAAGAACAACCAGAAGTTGATAGAATCTTGTCACCATATATGATGCAAACACAAACTGAATTTGATACAAATGGACAATATACAATAAACTATAGGGTTGCAAGTAGAGGAGATTCTGTACAGGCAGAATTCTTTTTGAAAGGAAATGAAGTGATGAAGAAACAATATAATGGAGATTTACCATGGACAAAAAAGACCTGATTATAGGCGCATTTAAAAACTATAACTTTGAACAAATCAAACCTTGGATTCAATCAATCAACGAATCTGGATTTAAAGGCGATAAAGTTCTAATTGCAATAGGTGCATCACAAGAAACACTTGATAAAATCACACAGTCTGGTTTTATTGCAGTACCTAAAGTATCGATTAGTGGAAATATGTTTCATATGGAACGATTCATCCACATCTATGATTATTTAAGAACCCATACAGACCAGTATCGTTTTGTTATCAGTACAGATGTGCGAGATGTGATTTTTCAGTCTGATCCAATTGAATTCATGGAAAAACAAATTGAAGATTGGCCAAGCTGGCCAAGATTGATTGCTGTATCTGAATGCATCAAAATTAAAAATGAACACTGGAATCGAAACAACATAATCAAGTGTTTTGGTGATTACTTCTATAAAGAGATCGAAGACCGTGAAGTGTTGAATGTCGGAACATTAGCAGGCCTAGAAGATACGATTCGTGATTTGTGTGGTATGTTGTACCAACTGTCTTTGAATAGAGCAGATTGGGTGGCAGATCAAGCTGCATATAATGTTTTAATGAATTTGGTACCATATAAAGATATCACACACATTACTGGACTAAACGATGGATTTTGTTGCAACTTACATGTAACAAACAAACCAATTGAGAAGGATCATTTTGCACCATTCATTACAGAAAAACATCCAATTTTTGAACATGGTTTGGTAAAAACTGCTGATGGTAAACCATACTGTATTGTACATCAATATGACAGAGATCCAGTATTGAAGAAATTCTATGATGATAAGTATGAAGTTGAAGAAATGATTACTTTTAGGACAACATGATGAGTGATATTACTATTGTTACTGCTTTTTATGATATTGGCCGAGGTGAGTGGACACCAGATAAAGGACTACCACATTACCTACAGAGAACAACGGATACTTACATTGAAAGATTCTCCCATATGGCTCAAATGGAGAATGAAATGGTTGTATTCTCCACACCAGATATTATTGAGAAACTACAACCATTACGTGGTGATAGACCAACAAAATGGGTTTCATTTGATATTTTTAAAAAATATGGCGATTTAGTTGAGACTATACATAAAATTCAGAAAAATGAAAACTACCAGAAGATGATTCATCCGTCACAAAGAATGAATCCAGAATACTGGAATCCACAATATGTTGCCGTTAATTTTTTAAAATCGACAGTTGTTAATGTTGCAATAAAAAATGGATTTGCAACCAAAGATTTGGTGTCATGGTTAGATTTTGGTTATTGTCGTACCGCAGATAAGATTCCATCATCCAAAAAATGGTCGTATGATTTTGATGTGACAAAGATGCATCTTTTCAATTATAAGGAATACGATAATAGACCAATCAACGAAATCATATCAACAAATGATGTATACATACTAGGTGCAAAAATTGTTGGTGGTAGAACGGTGTGGCCAGAATTTCAAAAAACTATGGCAAAGAGTTTGTCTGATTTGATTGATAAAGATTTAGTGGATGATGACCAAACAATTATGTTGTTGTCAACTATAAAGAATCCTAGTTTGTTTCAACTACACAAAATTCCTGACCATCAACTTGGTCTTGATCCGTTTGTTATTTTTAGTGACTTTAATAAAGAGGTATAATATGGAAAAAATTGAATTGACTGAGAAAATTATCTTCTCTTACATGAAACAGGAGTTCTTTGGTGCAAGAACCGAAATGTGTAAAATTTTTGCTGACTATGGATCAGATAAAAGTACTTGGCACAATTACACAAATTTTTATGATGCATTGTTTCAGAATTTTAATTTGAGAGACAAAGAGGTTAACTTCTTTGAATTGGGTCTTGGTACAAACAACACCAGTTTTAAATCAAACATGGGTGTGAACGGTAAACCTGGAGCATCTATGAGAGCTTTTGCGGATTATTTTCCCAAAGGAAAAATATATGGTGCAGATATTGACAAAGACATTTTGTTTCAAACAGATAGAATTAAAACATTTTTCTGTGACCAAACTAATCCAGAAATTATTAAAGATATGTGGAGTAAAATGCCAGAAGAATTTGATATCATCATTGACGATGGACTTCACGAAGCTCATGCAAACATCACATTCTTTGAAAATTCATTTCATAAATTGAAAAAAGGTGGAATCTTTATTATTGAAGACATTTTAAATTTTGATGTTTATCCTTTGGAAAAATTCCTCAGTGGTGTTGATTGTCAATTTAAAACTCTGATGCATCTACCAATGCCTCCAAATTGGGCTCACGACCCATCAATCATCAACATCTACAATCCAACTATACCAAAAATTAACATTTGGGATAACAACCTTGCGGTTATTGTGAAATAATGTATATTTTTATTATTACATCATGCATCAATTCGGTATCCAGTGTCATGGATACTGAAACACGATTTAATGATACATTTAAAACAATAGAATCTATCAGATTGAAGGTTCCAAATTCATTTATAATTTTATCGGAATCATCTCCTGAAAAATTGGCCAAAAACAAACTAGATTTGCTGCGACCAAAAGTTGATCGACTGTTGATATTATCCGACATTCCTTTGGTTCAAGACCTAGGTAATAAATTCTTAAAGAGTTCAGCCGAAACATTAAATTTAAGTTTAGCTTTTGATTTTATTAAAAGTTTCAAATTGCCAAATGTAAAACGAATATTCAAATTGACCGGCCGTGGTGAACTTGCAGATGAATTTGACATTTCATATTATGAAAATCCAGAATTAATTGGTAAATATGTTTTTAAGAAACGCATAACCTCATGGAACGATCCACAAAAAAGTCTTGTTAGTACAAGATGTTGGTCTTTCTGTTATAGTCTTTTTGATGAAACGCATGAAATGTTGGCCCGAGTGTTTAATGGGTGTATGTATGTTGGACCTGATGTGGAACATGTAATCTTCTCAGAATTAGATTTGACAAAACTGGTCGAAAAAGATATGGTACATTTTAAATGTCAGATTTCTAGAACCGGTTTAGTAGAATATGATTAATTGCAAACACTATATATCTAAGCCAATATTTGACAATTTTACTAATCTATGATATAATCCATTATAAATAACCTCACGGGCAACCAAAGTGTGTTGCATTTCTATAGGTAAACAATGTTATCTTTCAAGAGCTTTTTAACCGAACAAGAGGATCCCGAGGAGGGCGCCAGCCGTCAGATTAAACACCTGACGCATGTGGAAGACCGTCCCTTACAAACAGGTGAAAAAGGCACAGCACACGCTATTAAGTCATTAACTGCTGCAGCTGAACACATCAAGGCAGGTAAGAAGTCTTCCGAACTTACCACAAAATATGATGGTTCACCTGCACTTGTTTACGGTCATCACCCAACCACTGGTAAATTCTTTGTTGCATCCAAGTCAGCATTCAACAAGACACCAAAGATTAACTATACACCAAAAGATATTGATAAGAACCACGGACACGCACCTGGTTTGGCGGCCAAGTTAAAAGATGCACTGACACATTTGTCCAAGACCACACCTAAACAAGGTGTTTATCAAGGTGATATGATGTTTGGTACCGACAAAGGTGACAAACAACAAGAGAAAAATGGTGGCCATTCTTTCCATCCAAATCCGTCTGGTCTAACTTATACTGCCCACGGACAACATGCAGCCGATGTTAAGAAAGCAAAAATTGGTGTTGTGACACACTTGTCATATCAAGGTAAAGATGCAGGCAATCTAAATGCATCACATGAAGTTGACCACGAAAACTTTAAGAAACATCCAGATGTATTCTCAGTCGATCCAAGAATGGACACAGCAAAAGTTCATTTCAGTCCAGAAGAACAGAAGAAATTCAACAAACATATTGCAATGGCTCAATCAGTACATGACACTCATGGTGATGACATGTATGCTGGCACAAAAGCACATCATGGAGTTGGTGGTCCATTGGAAACCTATATGAATCATACAGTTAGAACAAGTGAAGAACCTAATCATCAAAACTTTAAGAATTGGTTAGAAACTGATACTAATAAAAAAATTGATAAACTTAAAGTTGAAAAGAATCGTACAGCCAAACAAGCTGATCTTAAAGCTGAACTCGGTAAAATTGAAAAAAATAAAAAACACTATAACAATGTATTTAAGATGCACGGCCACATACAGAAGGCCAAAGATACACTCATTGGTGTTATGAATCAACACCAAGAATTTCAACATACACACGGCGGCGAATCTGCGAATCCTGAAGGATATGTTTTCCATCACGACAAAGAATCGGATAAATTTGTTAATCGTGCGGAATTCTCTAAGAGAAATTTTGCTGGGATCAGAAACATATGAAAAAGTTTTTAGAAAAGTTACAAGAAGATGCACAGACACATACGCCTGTGGTGATGGCATTTGGTCGTATGAATCCACCAACTATTGGACATGAGAAGTTGGTTGATAAAGTACAACAGATAGCAAAAGACTATAAAGCACCGCACCATATTATTGTTTCACATTCTATGGACGCAAAGAAGAACCCACTAGACACCACAAGCAAAATCAAACACGCAAAGAGATTCTTTCCTGGTGCAAATATAACTTCATCCAGTAAAGAGAAACCAACTTTCTTGCAACACGCTGCAGCACTACATGCAGCTGGCCATGACCACTTGGTAATGGTTGCAGGTTCAGATAGAACCTCTGAATATGAACAAAAACTACATCAGTACAACGGTGAAGGACCAGGTAAACTATTCAACTTTAAAAAGATTGAAGTTAAATCTGCTGGCCAACGTGATCCTGATGCCGAAGGTGCAGAAGGTATGTCAGCCTCTAAGATGCGTGAACATGCAAGGGGTGGTGACTTCAACTCCTTTAAACAAGGTGTTCCATCACATGTACCAGAGAAACATGCAAAAGAATTGTTCCGTGATGTTCGTAAAGGTATGGGTATAAATGAGAATTACAATCGTGGCCTGTTCAGAGCCATATTCGTGACGGGTGGTCCTGGTTCTGGTAAAGACATTATCATTCGTGAAGCAATTCCAGAAGCTAAGGCTGTAGAATTGAATTCGGTACAGGCTTTCGAATATCTAATGGATAAACAAAAGTTATCTGAAAAGACAAATGACCACCGCAGAGAAGCAATCCGTAATCGTGGACCATTGATTATTAATGGACCGGCAGATGACCACTCTAGAATACTTACCATCAAAGAAGAACTGGAAGAATTAGGTTACAGTACCACTATGGTATTTGTTGACACAACCAACGAAGCCAGTAAAGAGAGAAATGAAAGATTAACAAAAACACTTGCTGAATCAATTAGATACGATAAGTGGAAACTTGCACAGACAAGTAAGCAAGCATACATCCAAAACTTCCAGAATTTTATGGAGTTCAATAACAGTACTACATTAGATGAAATTGAAGAAGATATTTCTGACACTTACGAAAAAATAAATACATTTATTGAGAATAAAAAATTTAATGAAATTGCGTTCTCTTGGTTGGAAAATCACGGTAAATATAATATAACTGACTCTGTTTTTAAGGAAGATGAAAATGTTAAAAAGAATTTTAGATTTGTTGAAAATTACAAAACCAAGCGCACCGGTACAGGACAAGCATCCACTGGACATCCAAAAATATCAGCCGGAACAGGCCCCAGTGCAGACGGTCCAAGTGACATTACCCCAGACAATCGTGCAGGAGACTCCAACGCCGACAATATCAAGTGGGATAGAAACGCCAAGCGTGGAGGTTACACCTTCAGAACCTACACCGAAGACTCCGGCCCCACAGTTAAAGTCTACCCAGCCCCGAAAGAAAGCAACTTCAGCAAAGACAAAGAAAAAATAAAGAAAAAAGGCTTGGTTGATTCTCCTACAGTCAGTCAGAGAATGAGGAATGTTTCAGGAATCAGCCAAGAATTTGATACTCGCCAACAGGGAACAGTATACCCTATGTCTGGTCTTGGCGATGTGACATATAGAGAGCAAGTCGATTTTAAACGATTTAGAGAATCATTTAATGATCCATCAGATTCCGAAATGGGAGTAGCTGGTGTTTTAGGTGGTTCAACAAACAAAGAGCCAATGGAAAATCCAAACGATAAGATGGGTTACTTTAACAAGAAGAAAAAGAAATGAAAAAATTCACAGAGTTTGTCAAAGAATCGACACTAGCAACACAGCAACATGACGCTCAGGAATTGAAGCGTCAAAAAGCTCATTTGATGGATAAAGCAAAAGAGTATGCTGACCAGGCTGAAAAAGAAAAACACTTTGGCCACGGCGGAGCAGCAGAAGCTAAAGGTGAAACTATGGCCGCAGCTGCAAGCAATGTTAAAGAGAGTGCTGCATGGCAACGTTCTGCTGGAAAAAATCCAGAAGGTGGATTAAATAGAAAAGGTATTGAATCCTACCGCAGAGAAAATCCTGGTTCTAAATTGTCGATGGCTGTTACAACAAAACCATCAAAGTTAAAACCTGGATCAAAGGCAGCAAATAGACGCAAATCTTTTTGTGCCAGAATGTCAGGAATGAAAAAGAGATTAACTTCTGCGGCAACTGCCAAGGATCCAAATTCAAGAATCAATAAATCCCTACGCAAGTGGAATTGTTAACACGGAGAACAAAAATGATCGACCTAAGAAAAAAAGACAGCATGATTGCAGCAATTGAAGAAATTCTTCAACAAGAAGCACTCAAGGGCAATCAACACAAGATTGATAAAAATAAGAATAATAAAATTGATGCTGAAGACTTCAAGCTTCTCCGTAAAGAAGAAAATGTTGATGAAGGCCTCAAAGACGTTGCTAAGAAAGCATTCAAAGCTTTGACTGGTGGTTCAGATGAAGACCAATTAAAAAATCTTCAAAAGAAGATGGGTCTTCCACAAACTGGCAAGAAACCAACTCCTCAAAAAGAAGAAGTTGTTGATGAAAGCCTACTAGGCCAATTGAGAGATCGTGGTAATGTTGCTACAGGTCAAAAACAACAAGATCGTAAGAATTTTGATACAAATACTGGTGCCGCATTAAAACCAAATAGCACAATTAGTGGTATTAGAGCTAAGATGCAGAACAAAGTCCAAGAGGAAGCTGAAGAAGTTGAACAGATTGATGAACTATCAAAATCAACTTTAGGTTCTTATGTAAAAGGTGCAGCAAGAGATGCTGGTGCTTCTCATAAACTTGGCGCCGACTTTAAGAATCAGGCAGACAAGTCTAGAACCCCTGGTTCAAAAGCAGCATCATCCCGTCTTTCCGACAAATTCTATAATATGGCTCAAAAGCGTCACACAGGCATCGGCAAAGCAGTTGAGCGTTTGACAAAAGAAGAAGAAAACATGCCAAAAACATTGAAACAATTCAAAGAAAATGCATTTGATTGGAAAAAGAAACCAGAACCAACACCAAACGGTGGTTCAGGTGTCAAACAAGGTTCTCGTTACGGTGGTTCTAAACAAAAAGACACACCAGAACAGGACACAGACGAAAAAAAGTAAATGAGGCAAAAGGACCAACCAGTCAGGAAGACGGACCTTTTGTCTCTAACATCAATGATGCAGAAGATTTGAAGCCATTGAATCACGCAAGATACTTGGCCAAAAAATCTTTGAAAAGAGTTAAGAACGAAATGATGGGTAAAACAGGTACATCAGAATAAGGTAAAAAATGAGCAAAGCGCTAACAATAAAATCAATAGTAAAAGGCACCGCAGATAAGCCAACTTTCGGTACCAATCCTAGAGATCCGTGGTCCGCAAAAGCAAACATTGCGG